GTCCCTCTTTGCGCCTTCGCCGCAGGCGTGACAGAACTCCGCACCTTTGCGCAGTTCGGCACCGCAGGCGTGGCAGAACTTGCCAGACGCCTCGCCTTCGGCCTTCGTGCCGCAGGCATGGCAGAACGTCGCGTCCGCGTGGAGCTTGGTTCCGCATGCATGGCAGTACTTCGGTTCGTTGTTGGTCTTCTCGTCGCCGTCACCGTCGCCCGGCTTCTTACCCTCGGCGGCGATTGTGAGCGTTTCGTTGGGCATACTTGCTGTTACCTCCTTGGTTGTTGAATTTGCGGCAATCGCCGCCGTGGAACTCTGGACCGGCTCGCCGAGCAGTTGACGAAGCGCATTCATGGCATCGCCAAGCGTTCCGACCTCGTCTGCCAGCAGCGGGATCGCGTTCTCCGACCAGCACACGGCGGCCTGCGTGCCGATGATTTTGTCGGGATCGGCTTTCCGATTCCGCGCGACCGTTGCTACGAACTGGTCGTACTGCCGGTCAATTTCGGACTGGATGTCTTTCTCTGCCCGCTCCGACAGCGGTTCATGCGGGTTCCCGTCAACCTTCTTGTCGCCCTTGAAGATGTAGGTGTACTTGAACCCCTGCTCATCGTTGAACTTCGAATCCTCGGTATGCAGCACCACCACGCCGACCGAGCCGACCGCTCCCATGCGCGTGACGAAGATCTTGTCGGCCGCGCTGGTGAGTGCGTAGGCTGCTGAGAACGCGAAGTCGTCGGCGACGGCATAGATCGGCTTCGCGCCTCGCAGCGAATAGATGTAGTCGGACAGTTCCAGGCAGCCCGTGGTCTCGCCGCCAGGCGAATCCACCTGCAGGAGAATCGCCCGCACTCCGGCGTCGTTCACCGCGTCCTGAACATAGCTCCCAATCTGCGCATAGGAACTGCAACCGCTCAACGCCGAAACCCATGACTCCTGTTTCGTCAGCACGCCCTGGATCGGAATCACGGCGATGCCGTCGATCACCTGGTAACCGCTGTCGTCGGCCTGCTCCATGTACGCGGCGGCGAACGGTTCCGCGAGTTTCACGCCGGCCACCGGAACGATCCCCAACCGTGGCCCCACCGCCTGGACGATCACATCCAGCTTGGGCGGATGAATCATGAGCGGCGTGTTCACGAACCGCGATGCAAGACGAGTCAGATTCTTCACGGCTTCACATCCACCTCTCCCTTGCTCGCGTCCGTCTGGATCTCGCCTTCCGTCAATCCGGCGTTGCGCCCGGTGAGGACCTTCCGGCCATCGCTGTCGTAGGACAACCCGAGCTTGTCGGCGCGTTTGTTGTCTGCGGCCTGCTCCGCGTCAACCGCCCCGGAATCGCGTCCTTGCGCCGCGACTTCGCCGGAGCGCGTCGAGAGACCACTGCGGATGGCATCGTTGGAAGCCTTGATGTCCTTCTCGGGATCAACCCACGGCCAACCGGGCGTGACCCACTGCACTTCCTCGAACGGCTCGGGGTCTTTGTTGTATGCGTTCAACAGGTCAATGCCGAACACCAGCGCCAGCATTGCGTCGCGCAGCCAGCGCTTATAAACCGGGTGGCAGACTTGAAAGATGAAAACCGAATGCTGGTACTGCTCGCACTTGCGGCGAAACTCCAGCAGGCCGGCGCGGATCGACGAGTAGTTGATCCCCGACAGGTCGCCGCTGATCTGGTACTCGGCAAGTCCGGCACCGCTCGCGAAAGCTTGCAGGCAGCTCCTGATGAACGATTTGAAATCGCCGCTATCCTTCGCTTCGGCGAACTGCACTTCTTCGCCGAAGTTCAATACCTGAAACGTGCCGGGTTCGAGCTTGCTGATCTGCGTCCCTTGCTCGGTCTGGCTCGGCCCGTTCTGATACTGATCCGGCGGGATGATCGGATTGTCCGGGCTGGCTTGCGTGATGAACCCGGTGATCATCGCCGCGAGTTTCTTGCGGACGATCTCCGCGTCGGTGTACTGCTCCAGTTCGTAGAGCTTCGCGATCACCGAGGTCAGCCACGGCTGTCCCCGAAACTGCCCGGCGCGAATCGGCTTGTAAACGTGCAGCACTTCGGTGGCGGGCACTCGCTCGACCGAGAGCGCGTCCATCGGGAAGAAAATCGTCTCGCCCGGATGCGCCTTCCAAAAGTGGTATGCCGCGCGCCGTCCGTCTGGCTGAAACTCGATTCCACACCGCACCGAGTTCTTTGGTGGGAGTTGCTCGACCGCCGTGCGCCACAGGGGCAACTGCTCGGCTTCGATCAACTGGAGTTGCAGCGGAACCGTAAGCCCTTCCTTCACCGAGCGCGGGCGGAACCGGACGAAGCACTCGCCGGCCTCCATGACTTCGCGGGCAATCACCATCTGCTGGCCGTAAAAATCCGTCTGGCCAGATGCAGGATTCCGCGGGTCGTACTCGACATCGCACTCCCGAGTCCATCGATTCCACTTCCTGGTGATCAGGTCGCGCACATTCTCGTCCGGGTGGTGCGGTACCAAGCGAATGCCGCGACCGATTGCATTCGCCACATACGAATCCACGGCTGCCGCCGCCCACGCGCTGTTTCGAACCGCGTCCCGGTTCCGCGATTGCAGCTCCAGCCCGTGCGAAAACAGGAGCGTGTTCAGGCCCAGGAACGGCGGATTCCATCCGATTCCCCGACGCCCGCGCCCGGCAGCATCGAACGGGAACGTTCCCATCGCGCGGGTGCGCGGCACGCGCGGGATCGGCATCGGCTCGTGCCCAGCCTGGCGGGCGAGCGTCATCAGCGTTTCAATTGGCACGGCTCTTTTAGTGGCCCCAACCGTTCGTCGTGTAGATGCGAACCTGGCGCACTTGCTGCGGACCGCTCTGCTGGGCGATGTCGTTCAAGATCAGATTCCGGAGCTTCAAGTAGTCATCTACGGAATCGAATTCGAACTCACGATCCTGAAAGCGAACTCGCCTCGCCCCCTGCTTGCGCGCGGCGTCGAGAGCATCGAGGTCGGTCTGAGTGAATGCCATTAGAGATCCATCCTGAATCGCACACGGTTACGCGCGGCTTGCCTACCGTCCGCCCGCTGCGTTTGCTGCTGCGGTGCTTGTTTGACTTCCTTCACCGGAGGTCTGCCAACCCGCCGCTCGAGGTCGGCCCAGTGCTTCTCCTGGAAACGGTCGATGCCAACTCGTCCAGCCGCCGCGCGCGCATACACCCGGCAATCGAGCGCCTCGTTGCGTTCGCGCATCTTCTGCCACTCGTGCCGGCGATAGCCCTTGACGATCTTCGTCACCAATTGCTCGGCGGTGACCTGCTTGAAGTACTCTTCGCTATAGCGCGGGAAGTGGCAATACCCAGGAGGGAATGGAATCCCCTTCGCCACGTCCTCGTCCGTCGGGCGATCCTGTCGGAGCCATCGGTACAACTCCTCCTTGGCCATGCCGGAATTGACCGGCCACACCCGCACGCCGCGCTTCAGTTTGGCGCCTGCCGGCCCCACCTCCACTGGCGCGGCCGATCCGATGAGCGCGGGCGTCCGCGAATCGCCCTTGATGACCAGCACCCGCCCGCCCTGGCGTCGCGCCCACTGGTACACCTCGATGGCGGCAAAGCCCGAATCCACGGCGAGTTGCAGGATCTGCAACTCCAAACCGGACTCAGTAGAGAAGGATTCGTTCAGCAGGCCGGTGAGTTTCTCCCAGACCTGCGGCCGTGATGTATCCCCTTCGAACACCCGGTAATCGACCGACCACGACTCCTTGGCACGGCCCCACGCGGTGATCTCAACCTCGATGCGGTCCTTCTGCACGTCCGCACCAGCCGTAAGGAACAGCCCGCCAGTCGGTACGGTCCCAACCTTGTACGACTCCCGGCAGTCATACAGCTTCTGCCACTCCGGCGCTTCACCCAAGAGTGTCCACGTCTCGCCCAGCACGGTGTTAACGAAGACCTGTAGCAGCGCGGGATTCTTCTGCGCCTGCTCAAACTGCTTGGCTGCATCCGACCACGCGAACCACCCGACCGGCGAGTAAAGACTGGAAAGGTGGAAGCCAGCCGTCTTGCCATCACCAACAGCACTGCGCCGCCACTCGCCGCAAGCGAGCATCGACTGCTTCTGGTGGTTATGAACCTCCTGCCCGCAATGCTCGCAGACGTAAACCGCCTTTTCCGTTTCGCCCTTCGGCCAACGCAATTGAGCAAACTTAAGAGTCTGGAACGCGCGGCAAACCGGACACGGCACCCAGTAGAGCCGCTTATCGCTCTCTTCATACGCCGCCTCGATTCGGGACATGCCCGTGATCTTCGGCGTCGAGCACATGAAGATCTTGCGTCGCGCGAACGTCCTGGTGCGAGCCGTCGCCAAGTTGACCGGATCGCCTTCGCCCTCCACATCGCCGGGATACCCGTCCACTTCGTCCAGGAACAGATACCGCGCCGCCATGGAGCGGAGGCCTACCGCAGAGTTCGCGCCGGTCATCACCAGCACGCCACCGGGGAACTCCTTCGATAGAACCGTGTTCCCGGAGTCGCGCGACCGCGGATCGCTCACCAGCGCGCGCAGCACCTCCGATTCCTCGATCAGCGGATCGATGCGCTACTTCGAGTAGCGCTTGGCCATCTCCACGGTGGGTTGGATCGCCATCATGGGGCCGGGCGCCTGGTGGATCACATAGCCGATCCAGTTGTTGCCGCACTCCGTGCCGCCGATCTGCGCGCCCTTCATGAAGACCGTTCGCTCGACGGGCGACGACGGCGAGAGGCAATCCATGATCTCGCGCAGGTACGGCGTCCGCTCCGTTCGCCATGGGCCTGACTCAGCCGAGGCCCGTTGCGAGAGAGCGCGGTACTTGTCGGCCCACTGCGAGACCGTCAGCATCGGGTCCGGCCGCGCTCCAGCCGCCGCCGCTGCCGAGTAGATCTCTTCAGCCGTTGGAGTCTGCAAACTCATTCAGCGCCCTTCGAATCTCGGTCGCCAGGACTTCGTAGCACTTCGCTGCATCGGTTTCGGCGGCTACCATTGCCGCCACGCGATCCGGGATGTTCAGGATGTGATCGCGGAACTGCCGGAACTTGTTGAACGCGGCCACTTGAACTTCGTCCTTCGGGACCAGCGTGGCCACGCGCTCTTCGTACTCGATCTTGGCGAGTCGCGCCTGGTAGTGCTCCCGCACAGCACGCGCCTTCGCGTATTGCGAAGCGCCGAAGATCGAAACGTCGTCATCCTCCTGCTCACGCTTGGCGACCGGCGGCGCGTGCCGCCTCGTGTTCTTCTCCCACTCGACATCGGCCTGTTCGGAGTCGATCCGCCCGTCTGCCAGCTTGGAGATACGCCCTGTTTCAATCGCCTTCTGCACGGCGGACAGCGCGACTCCGCGATGGCGGGCATACGCCCGCTGGCTCATTGCTGGCATGCGTTCATTCCCGAAAAAAGCCCTTGCCTTCCGGGGCCACCGGAGTGATGAATCGTCATGCGCGGATCAACCGCCGAAAGGATAAACACAACCATGAAAAACGCAGAAGCCACCAACACCACCGAAACCGCCGCCGTTGCGGAACAGGGCGCGCAGGTCGCGCCGGAGAAGGCCGCCTCGAAGAAGGCTGCCAGCCAGAAGAAGGGCGCGCCCAAGGCCAGCAAGGGCGCGAAGAAAGCCGCCAAGCAAGCCAAGGCCGCGCCGAAGAAGCAGGCCAAGGCGAAGGTCGCCAGCAAGAAGGCCGCCAAAGTGAAGGAGGCCAAAGTGCCGCGCGAGTTCTCGAAAAAGAACATCATCCTGGACCTCCTGCGCCGGCCCAAGGGCGCGACGATGGCCGAGATCGCCAAGGCCACAGACTGGCAGAACCACAGCATCCGGGGCTTCATTAGCGGAAACCTCACCAAGAAAATGGGCCTCACGGTCGAGTCCACCAAGAACGAGGCTGGCGAGCGGACCTACCGCGTCGCAAAGTAGAGCCTTCCCACCTGCCCACCAAAAGCCGCCGCCGGGTTCAACGATCCGGCGGCGGTTCTGCTTTGTGAACTCCAGCCGCCAGCGCGTTGATCCTCTCCTGCACGAGTTCTTCGCGGAGCTTGCACTCTCCCGCACGGACATACGTGCCGTTGATCCTGGCGATGATCCGGTTCTCTAACTCCGCGATCTCCTTCCGGACCTCTGCAAGCAGCGCCCGGTTTTGGAGGCTCACGTAGGTGGCGATCAGGCCGGAAACCAGCCCGACCATGGGTACGAGCACTTGCAGGATGGGATCATTCATCGCGGTCACGTTCGAGAATTCTCAACTCGGCCGACCAGTCAGCCAGCGCCATGCAAAGACCCTCGACGTCCGGATGGCCGGCGCGAAGCAGCGCTTCCGCAGTTGCGATCTCGGCGTGGCACCGCTCCACTTCACGCTGCCACTGCGCTTCGCGCTCCGGCGATTTCGCGGTAGCTCTTCCCGTCGGACTCAAGCTTCGCTTCTCGCCCCGTGAACGCCTGCCAACGACGAACGATCACGTCGCAATACTTCGGCTCCAATTCGATCAGCCGCGCTTGCCGTCCCGACTTCTCACACGCGATCATGGTCGTGCCCGATCCGCCGAACGGATCGAGGATGGTGTCACGCGTCTTGCTGCTGTTCCGAATGGCCCGCTCCACCAACTCCACAGGCTTCATGGTCGGATGGGCCTGGCTCGATGCTGGCCGCTTGATGAACCAGATATCGCCCTGGTCCCGCGCGCCGCACCAGAAGTGATCCGTGCCCTTTCGCCAGCCATAGAGAATCGGTTCGTACTGCCGCTGGTAGTCCGACCGGCCAAGCGTGAAATGGTGCTTCGCCCAGATCACGAACGTGGACCAATAGCCGCCGGCATCGGTGAATGCCTGGTGGAGCGTGTGCAACTCCGACGACGACATGCAGATGTAGATGGCGCCCTTGGTGACCGCCAACACGTTCGCGCACGCATCGCGGAGGAACTCATAGAACTTGCCGCCCAGCGTGTCGTTGCCGATCTTGAGCTTCTTCGCCGTCTTGCCCTCGTAATCGACGTTGTACGGCGGGTCCGTAAAGACCATGTCGGCCAAGCCGCCGGATAGAACGGCCTGCACTGCGTCCATGCTGGTGGCATCACCGCACAGGAGCCTGTGCTCGCCCATCACCCAGACGTCCCCGAGCACGGTGATCGCGCGCTCCTCCTCTTCAGGGATCGCGTCGTCGTCGGTCAGTCCAACATTGGACTCCTCCGGATCGCGCAGGAGTTCCTCAACCTCCTCGTCGGTGAATCCAACTAGGTCGAGGTCGAACCCGTCCTCTTCGAGCGACTCCAATTCCACGCGCAGCATCTCTTCGTCCCATCCGGCGCTGAGTGCCAGCCGGTTGTCCGCGAGCACCAGGGCCCGGCGCTGCGTTGGAGTCAGATGATCCAAGACTATGACCGGCACCTCGGTCAGCTTTAGCTTCCTGGCCGCCGCCAACCGCGCGTGGCCGGCGATGATCACCCCGTCCGCGCCGACCAGGATCGGATTTGTCCAGCCGAACTCGACGATGCTCGCCGCCACCTGCGCCACCTGCTCCTCGGAGTGCGTGCGGGCGTTGCGGGCGTAGGGGATCAGTTTTTCAACTGGCCACTGCTGCACGTGGAGTTCGGTCTTCATAAGCT